CAATAATAACCTTTTCATCATCCTTTTTCTTATTATCAAGCTTTTTAATATGATTCAAGCGAATGCGAGTTGATGCGTGGAATGCAATTGCCTTACCACCGGATGTAGTCCATTGATCACCAAATGGTTGAGCATTCATCTTCTGACGCAACTGATTTGTGAAGACTAATGCAATTTTTTCCTTCGCAATCATGCCCGTAATCTTACGCATGGCTTTGCTAATAATAATTGCCTTATCAGTTGCATAACCATCTTTGGCGAAGTCTGCTTCCATTTCCTTCTTCGTAGAAGCGGCAGCAACTGAATCTACTACAATGGTAACAATCTTATTTTTGTTCACTGGCTGCTTTCGTATATGTTCAATCAACGTAACCATACGATCAAACACATCTTCAACTGTTGGTGCTTCTACCCATACAAGCTTCTTTAAATCTAAACCGATAGCTTGATAGAATTCTGGATTTACTGCGGTTTCTGTGTCGATTAGAACCGCCACACCACCCATTTTTTGGGTATTTGCCATCAAGTGAGCACACACTAATGATTTTCCAGAGCCTTCCAATCCAGTGATTTCAGTGATTCTACCAACCGCAATTCCACCATGTGGTCTATTGCTAACTGCAATATCTAACATTGTAGCGCCAGTAGAAACAAACTCTGTAAATTCTGTTGGTGAACTATCTGATCCATCTAAGAAGTATGCAATCTTATCACCATCTTTGTTCATTTTGTTCAAAGCATCTGCAATACTTTGTGCCAACTCATCACGGTCAGCTTTTATAACTTTTTTATCTTCCTTTGGCATATATGTTCCTATAAACGAGTAAATGACCGACTAGTTTAATATAGTCGGCCATCTTCCCGAAGTCAAGTGTGATTAATTGAAAACCTGGTCGAAATCGTCAATCATGTCCTTCACCGAAGAACTTGACTTAACCTCATTTGAGCGAGAGGTAGTCGCAGATTGAGACGGCTTGGCAGCTTGTGGAGCTGGCTCGTCAACATCAGTAGTTTCTTCATCGGCACCAAGATATGCTGCCAGAACAGAAGAAAGCTCTGCATAAGAAGGTTCCTTGAACAGGGAACGAATGTCTGGCTGTTCGTTTAAGAACTTCTGAATCTTTTCGGCTGAATCCGAAATTGGTGTCTGGTTCGGCTTAGGACGAACCATTGTCTTGGCGAAATTAGTATCGCTCTTTTCCTGTGGGATATACTCTACCACAACATCTCGCCCATTCTTTACATCTGTAATATCCCCGTAATCCGGATCAGAGATGATTGACAAAAGCTCTTGATATACCGTCTTACCGAATGAATAGAAGCGAACGCCCTTTTCCTCTTCACCACGAACCAACACTGGAACGTATGTGCGAAGCTTCGGACGGAAGATTCGGGCCTGTGCCCAACTTTCCTTATCACCACCTTCCGAAATCTTTTCGGCAAATTCAAGAATAGGATCTCGGTTACCATGTGAGGTTGGTGAAAGATACGTCTTATTTCCAAGATAATGGAAATACAGCTCAATGAATGGATTTTCTCGGTTATCCTTCCAAGGAACAATACGAACAACCGTTTTGCCTTCAGTTGGCTTCCAAATCGCATCGTCACGATTTGTCTGCTTCGTAAACTGATTAAGCTTGGCCTTCAGTGCTGCGATGTTTAGTGACATGTGTTTACTCCGTTTAAAAGTTTAGTGTTTAGTACTTCCACTGTTTAAGGTAGTGGACACCTCTTCAAAAGTCAAGTGGTAAAATTAGATTTCTAAAATTTTATTCAATTTGGTGTTTACGATTTTTAGTTTACCATATGCTGTTACTAATACACAATTTTCTAATGTAGACCAATCAATTTTATATGACTTGTCTAATATACCATTATTATTGGCTTCTATAAGTTTATTAATAGAATTAATTGTATAAATTGTGTTTGTTTGTTTTTTTCTATGAACAGAGATTGTTGAAAAAGGAATCTTTTCAGCAGATAGCTTTACATCCAAAATATTGTAGGTAAGTACAAGCTGATTTTGGTCATTTATGTTTTCCAAAACATAAATTTTGTTAAATGCTAATGTATAGTACTTCTGTATTAGTTCTATAATAGAATCAAGCTCATGTACTGTTGTGAACGTACATAGCAATTTTGTATTTTCAGGCTTCATAAGCAACATCCATTAAATAAATTACAAATTACTTTAATAAATATTACTTAATACTTGTAAAATATTAATTTACAGCCCTTCCTTTTAAGTTTTTCCAATCTTGTTCTGGTCTATCTATACTAATATTTCTTTTCCAAACTGCACTGAGAATTGGTGTATCTATTCCTATGGCGTTGGAAAAATATAATATCGCATTTAAATCTTTTGGAAAACATGTGCCACCGAATCCATACTTTCCGTCAGGACCAGGAACTTTCCAATGACTCTTACCCATACGAAGATCTGATTTTAACAAATCAGAAATATTCTCCCAGTTTACACCCAATTCCGTGGCAATAGAGGCCATTTCATTTGCAAATGATACCTTCGTTGCTAAGAAAGTATTTGCCACATACTTGTATAACTCTGCTTCGGTTGAATGCACAATAGCCGCATCATTCACAGTATCCATCAATCCAGCTTGGTGAGAGTGTGCCGAATGTGCAATTTCTATTGGGCATTTTTCTGGCTTACCAACCAAAACAATTGGTTGATTTAAAAAGTCATTTAGATAGTTTGCCTCTGTTAAAAACTCTGGGCTAAATAATATATAATTATTTGTGTACTTTTTTTGCAATCCTTCTGTCGTGAGAGGTGGAACTGTAGACTTTATTACACAAATTTTTTCTTTAGCAATATTGTCAATCTCACGTAATACATTTTCTAATATAGAAGTATCGCATGCACCATTTTCATTTAATAACATTGGAGTTGGAACAGCAATATAAATAATATTACTCTTCTCTACTAATTCCTCTATACTACTACACGTTGGATTCTTTAATTGATCAATATCAAACGTTTCATAAGGTGCGTTTCTTTTTGCACACGCATGCGCTATTGCACCACCAACATAACCTAATCCAACTATACCAGCTATCATAACCTTATCTCCTCAATATTTTCATAATTACTACCTTTGTATACACGCACTGGAAACGAACCATCTTCCTCAACTAGTTCGACAATATTCTTAACAAGAATTTCATCAAACGTTTCCATGTCAAATAGAACACTATCATAAGTATACAGAATTAAATGGTTGTTTGTGTTTTTAAAGACATCAAGTATTTTTCTAAGCTTTGGTATCGTTCTCACAACTTCAAGAGACTGAATATAATAATTAAATAACTTACTTGCAGACGCATTTGGTATTTGTACCGTCATACCAGATGGCAATTCTATTGTATCCGTATCTTTGTATAACTGGCGCATATTATGAATTTTTTCAAATAGCTCAAACCCATAGGATTCTTTAGACATTCCATACATAATTTCAAAAGTCTTTTGTTTACTCTGTGCATACAGTTCTTCTGTAATAGTATCTGTATCAAAATACAATTTTGCCAACTCCGCATGCAGAGATTCACCAACTGGCAATTGTATTCCTAGATAATCTGCAACTAGACGCAAATGATATGCTTCAAAATCTATCTGAACAATACAACCATTTTCATATCTACTTTGAATAAATTCTCGGGTACCATCAGACTTATTTAATGCCGAATAATTGATTCCACCGAATCGGTTGCTCGGGCGATTAGTACTAGTAAAACAATTATATTCAGAATATACTAAATTATTTTTAAAGTGTCTAGATACCCTCTTATCAAAATGCATAGAAAGCGCATCTTTATTTATCCCGATACCTTCGTTTTCTATATCTCTTAGCGTGGTTACTGTATTATAAACAGTTTTATATGCTTTTGTATTAATCGTATCATGATGTTTCTTGTATATATCCAACATCTTATGATTATATTCTTTTAGCACAGTATTCCAAACCATCAATGGTATAATCTTATTAACGTCTGTCATATTTGAAAACTGAGCATACGTATCTACCATATAGGTGTTTTTTCTAAGAGAAGGCAATTCTATACCATTAATATAACCTATTATAGAAATATCAACTGTATGTTCCTGAAAAAATTTACTATTAGTACTTAAACAGTTTTCGTTGACTATTAGAGGAAACGTTGGCGCGTCCCCGTGCGATATAGATAACGTATACGACTCACCATTCAAAAATAATATATTAACGCACAATAAACTATTTTCTACTCTATGGTAGTAGACATCACGAAAAATCGGGGTAAGTATATACTTCTCCCGATTTAT